GACAACACCAGATAAAGATATTACCATGCCTGATTGCGAGGTTAATATTACTCTAACAGAGGAAGTATTATCCAAAACTAAAAAGGCCGCATCTGTACTAGGACATCTTGATGTCGCTTTTGTAGGTGATGAAAATGGAATATCTGTAAAGGTATTTGACACTAAAGATTCTAGTGCCAATACTTTTGAAACCGAATTAGGACCAAATACAACTGGTCATAAGTTTTCGTTTGTGATGAACATTTCAAATGTTAAAATCATTGACGGAGAGTACGATGTACAAATATCTTCCAAATTGATTTCCAAGTGGACTAATAAGAACAAACCAGTATCTTATTTTATCGCTTTAGAGAAATCTTCAACATTTGGTGTATAAATACATTGTGAATAATGAAAAGATGCCGAAAGGGTCTTTTTATTTTGTTAACTATCTTTGCAAAGGAGAAACAAAATGGCAGAAGAAGTGAAAAATGAAAACGCTGAGGCAGAAGCACCAGTTCAATTGTCTTTACAGGACATCGCTACTATGGTACAAATAATTGATATTTGTTCTAAAAGGGGTGGATTTGAAGGACCAGAACTGGAAGCAGTCGGTGGGTTAAGAAACAGAACAGTTACTTTCCTCAACGCGGCTTCTAAAAATGGCGAAACACCTGAAGGTCAAGTACCTGAGGTTGATGCTGTTGAAGAAGATTCAGCAGAATAAATTATGGGGAGGCTTCTGCCTCCCTACATTTACATTATAGGATATATTATGGAAACAAATGAAAAAGCCAAATTGCTCGAGGCTTTACAAAAAGGGCAAGTCACAGTAACATTTACAAAAATAGATACAGGCGAAACAAGAATTATGCCCTGTACTCTAAACCCAAAAGTATTAAAAGCAAATGGAGTTGAAACAACAGTTAACTACTCATCTAATTCTATGGAAGCATTCCCGGTTTGGTCTCTGGATAAAAATGCATGGAGAAGTTTTAGATTGGATACAGTTGTTGGTTGGGAGGTACTCTAATGCAAGAATTTTTATGGGTTGAAAAATACAGACCACAAACAGTTGCAGATACTATTCTGCCTAGTGCTTTAAAAGAAACATTTACAGAAATACTTAATCACAAGGAACTACCAAATTTATTATTTACGGGGACTGCAGGGATTGGTAAAACGACAGTCGCAAAGGCTGTCTGTAATGAATTAGGATTGGATTATTTGTTAATCAATGGGTCTGAGGAAGGTAACATTGACACACTCAGACACAAAATAAAACAATTCGCGTCGACCGTTTCATTACAGGGTGGATACAAGGTGGTGATTTTAGATGAGGCAGATTATCTAAACCCCCAGTCCACCCAACCTGCTTTAAGAGGATTTATAGAGGAATTCAGTGGCAACTGTAGGTTCATAATGACCTGTAACTTTAAAAACAGAATTATTGAACCATTACATTCCAGATGTTCAGTTGTTGAATTTAATGTCTCTAAAAAAGACCTTGCAGATTTGTGTGGTCAATTTATGAAAAGGGTAACCAATATCCTTACCACAGAACAAATAGAGTACGAAGAGCCTGTTATTGCAGAGCTCATTATGAAACATATGCCAGATTGGAGAAGAGTCCTAAATGAATTACAAAGGTACTCACTCTCTGGTAAAATTGACTCAGGTATTCTGGTAAACATACAAGAAGTATCGCTGAATAATCTAATGTCGGCGATGAAGGACAAAAACTTTAAACAAATGCGACAATGGGTAACCGATAATATTGATGTCGAACCTGCTGCTATGTTCAGAAAGATATATGACAATATGTATGATTATGTGGAACCACAAAGCATTCCACAGCTTGTGCTTATATTGGCTGATTATCAATACAAGAATAGTTTTGTGGCAGACCATGAACTTAATATGGTTGCATGCTGTACTGAAATTATGGCGGGGGTCAAATTTAAATGAAAAAATTTATGAACTTACCATTCGGAGATGGATTTAAACAGGTTGAAATAACAGATAATTGTACATGGCAAGTTGTAGAGATTCATTATGAAGGCGAAGACAAAGGATATAGAGCAGTCAAATTTGATGAGCAAAATGTTATTAAGTTTGAAAGGGTATTTAAAACAAGAGAACAAGCTGAAGAGTTTATAGCAAAACAATGAGTCCATTTGATTATATAAACGATATTACCTATGCCAAAAAAGGTATTATGGTAGATGATATTGCAGAAAAGGAATACAATGCTTTTATCATTAATCGTGGTCTCTCAATGTACCCAGATACTATTCTCTTTGCGAATGAGATGAATATCAACCATACGTTAGACCATCGGCTTCAGTACGATTTTTTTATAAATATAATTAGGAAACAAAAAAGGTGGTCAAAGTGGATTAAACCACACGAGGTCACCAACCTAGAATTAATAAAAGAATATTATGGATATAGCAATGAAAAGGCTAAATCTGTTTTATCATTATTCAGCGCAGAACAAATCGCTGATTTGAAACAAAGGATTTACAAAGGTGGAAAACGAAAATAAAGAAATCACTAGTTGGCAACCAACTGATATGTTGGAAGTCACACTCAACGAACCCGACGACTTTCTAAAAATAAGAGAAACACTTACAAGGATTGGAGTCGCATCACGCAAAGACCAAAAGTTATATCAATCTTGTCATATATTACATAAACAAGGTAGATACTTTATCGTACATTTTAAAGAACTCTTTTTACTAGATGGAAAACCTAGTAATCTAATATCGAATGATTTGGAGAGAAGGAACACAATCGCAACATTGCTTGCAGACTGGGGTTTAGTTACCATAATAAACTCAGCCCAAGCGCAGCCTTTGGCTCCTTTGCGACAGATTAAAGTTATACCGTATAAAGAAAAGAGTCAATGGGAGTTGTGTCCGAAATATAATATCGGAAATACAAATAAGGATTAAGTAAACTTTTTAACTACTTTACTAATCCTTCCAGCTTTCATAATTTTATGAAATTTTTTAAAATAATTTTTAATTAATGTCATAATAGTATTTATACAGACTAGGCAAACTATTTGTATAAATAACAACGGAATTGCCCATTAGGGGATTCCAAATTAACCTTGCTAACTTAATAGGAGGAAACAAAATGGTAGTAAGAAATAACTTGAACGTACCTCGTTCACTATTCGTAGGATTTGACACTTTATTTGAAGACCTGGAAAGGATTCATTCAAGTGCAAGGTCCAGTAATAATAATTATCCGCCCCACAATGTGGTCAAGATTGATGAGGAAAAATTCCTTATTGAATTAGCCGTGGCTGGGTTTGCAGAAGAGGATATTAATATCGAACTTAAGGACGGTATTCTTAAAGTCTCTGGAGAAGTGGAAAAAGATGAACGTGAATATGCTTATAAAGGCATTTCTAGCCGCAAATTTGAGAAGAGCTTCCGACTCTCAGAATTTGTAGTAATAGACGGTGCTGATTTGAAGGATGGAATACTCGTGGTTTATGCCAGAGTAGAACTTCCAGAAGAGAAGCGTCCTAGGAAGATTCAATTAGGGTCTGCTGGGGCATCAAAGAAGAAAGAATACCTGAAAGGGTAAACTGGCGAGCAGCGACAACCCAGTAGATAAGTAATAAACTTTTTTACTGGAGAACAACATGAAGCATTTAATCCAATTATTGGACAAAAATGATGACGTTGCCGAGGCCTTAAAAACTGCTACATTTAGCATTCTTGTGACTGCATTAATTTTAGGATTAGCACCAGCCATAATGATTGCTCAAGTATCAAGCTTTTAAGTCTCATTGACACAATCATGCGGGGGAAAGAAATTTCCCCCAACCTATTTACATTATACTGAAAATGTGATATAATATACATTATGAAATTTTATACAAACATCTCTCGCTATGGCAATTCTCTCCTTTACAGAGGATACGAAAATGGCAAGAAAATTTCCAAACGAATTAAATATCAACCCACGCTCTTTGTTTCCACGCCAAAAGGTGATTGGAAATCTATCGATGGTGTGCAATGCGCGCCAATCAAATTTGATTCCATGCGTGATGCAAAAAACTGGATTGATGAAAACAAACACACAGCAGGTCGCCAAATCTTTGGCAATGACCGATATATACCTGCATTTATTAACGAAGAGTTTCCAGGCACAATCGAATACAACAGAAATCAAATCAATGTAACTACAATTGATATTGAGGTTCAATCAGACGAAGGCTTTCCCCACCCAGACACAGCAAGTTATCCTGTAACTGCCATCTGTCTGAAAAATAATATTGACAATACATATTATGTCTGGGGCTGTGGCGATTACAATGTATCGGAATCAGTAATGAGAACCAATCGCGTTGTGTATAAAAAGTGCGAATCAGAATTGGAACTATTCCAATTATTCCTAACACATTG